GTCGATACGGTCCTCGATCGCGTCTTCGTCCGCCCCGTCATCATCTACGTCGATGTCATCGAGACGCAGAATGTCGAGCACGGCCGCGCGCTCGTCCTTGTCCGTCACGCCGAGCCCGCGAAGGATGCCGTGCGCGGCGGTCCGGACGATACGCCCATTCGCTTCCGCGACCGGATCGGGCTTGTCGTCTTCGTCGTCCTTCGGCTTCGTGGCAGCGGCAAGCGCCGCTTCCGCTTTGCGCGCACGCGCGAGCGCACGGTCCCGCCGGGCGATGGCGCGGTCGAGTTCCGTCTTCGGCTTCTTGTCCTTGTCCTTCTTGGACTTGTCCGCGTCGTCGTCCGAGTCGTCGTCGTCCGAGTCGTCGTCGTCCGAGTCGTCGGCGTGGTCGTCCTTGTCGTCCGCGTCGTCGGTTCCGGTGTCGTCGTCGGTTCCGCCGCCGCCGCCCTCGCCGCCGGCCGCGCGCCGCATCGAGCGGGAACGCGCCGGCCCCCTTCCGATCGAGAAGAGGTCGGGAATCTCACCAACGTCCGCAAGTCGCACTCTCACTGCTGCCCCTTCCTAGGCGGGTCGCTCGACTCCGCCTCGCTTGAGCGCTTTCCGCGCTCGCTTCTCCACACTAGCGGGCAACCCCGCCCCCGCTGCGAGCAATGCCTCCGCAGCTCGCCGCGCGGCTGGACCGCTCTCGTATTCGGTCCACTGGTACACCACGGACCGGCGCGCCTCGGCGGCCAGTCGCGCGGCTGGATCGATCGCACTGCGGTTCGGGTCTGGCGGGCCGGGCATTCCGTCGTACGTCCGCACTTCGCAGCGGCAGTTCGGATGCAGCGGCGGATGCTGAACGTCGTTGCTTTCTGCGAGCGGGTCGAACGAGAGGCCAGGAAAGTAGTCTCCGGGGTGCACGGCGTAGCCGGCGTGCGCCAGGCAATCGAGACACGCGTTGCGTTCCGCGACCCAGATGATGCGCAACCCCATCGTGCGCGCCACCTCGGACACGCCCGCATTCACACCTTCGTGTGCGGTGAGGCGGGCGTGCCCCTGTACGCGGGCGCGCGCGCTTTTCAGCTTGCCGGCGACGGAACCGAGTTGCCCTGCGGTCCGGACGCCACCACGCGCGAGCTTCGCCGCATCGAGAAGGTGGATGCGCAGCACGTCGTCAGCCTCCGGAACGGGCACCCGCCCACGGATGCGCCTACGCCAATCCGGCCCCTGCCGCATCGAATCGCGTTCCTTCTCGGTGAGTCGAGACATGGCGCGCCGTACACCGAGGTCACGCGCTTCGATCGCAGCCGCAGTGAGGAGTGGGGCCATCGGCGTCCACGTGATTGACTCGATCCGCGCGGCGAGCCCGCGACCGATGGACAGCGCGGCTTGCGGAGTGAGTTGTCCGCCAGCTGCGATCCGTGCGGCTTGGAACGCAGCGAGGATCGCTTGGATCAGGTCGTCAAGCCCTGCCGTGATGCCGGCCGTGACGCGCCGGACGATGTCCTTTTCGAAGGCGAGGATTTCCTCATCCGGAGTCTCGCCGCCGTCGATGTCAGGCATGTTTGACCAATCCCCACGAAGTAAGGACGCCCGCCCAATCGGTACCGTCAGGTAACGTCACCGACGCGAGGGTACGCCGCCCGTCCGACGAGAGTCCGTGCGAAACCACGTCAAGCTTTGAACCGATCGGTACGACCGCCTTGACCACTTCGATCGCTTCCTTCCCGAGCGGGGTTCCGCGCTCGGGAGCATCGTACGGCGCACCTCCTGCGTGAACGATACGGAGCGTGCCGAAGTTCGGTTCCTTCCCGATGCGCGGCCGAAGGATGATGCCCCAACCGATATCGAGGTTCGTGTGAACGGTGTCGGCATCCACGTGCGCCACGATTTCCGCTCGCGCGTTCCGGATGCTCATTCGTTCGCCTCTTGCTGCTCGATGAGTTTCCGCTCGACCTTGTCGAGTTCGTCTGCGGTGTTGCGGAGCAGGGCCGAGACGTTTCCCTCGCCGGGGGAAACCCATCCGATAACTGTGACGGGTGCCTCACCGACCTGCATTCGAACGCCGATCTTGCCTTCCGGAATCTCGAAGTTCTGGCGCAACACGCGCACGCCGTCAACTTCGTCTACCGGAAGGTCGTCGGAATCGACCCTGACGTTGATGTCCTCGCTGTGGTTCATTCGTTCGCCTCTTCCTCTTCATCATTCTGGTCCTGGTTGTTCGGGTCGAGCTGCGGCGGGACCTCCTTCTCTTCGAGTTGCAACTTACCCGGTGAGCCTGCGTCACCAAGAATGTCTTCGATCAGCTTCGCGATCCGCTCAGGCGGAATACCGATCAGGGACGCGCCCGCGCCGAGCGTGTTCAACGCCTCACCGAGTCGCATCAGGCGGTCGATCCGCGCGTCAACAAGGAGCGCTTCGTCCTGCTCCTGCTCCCAGCGGTCGACTTCCTCATCGGTGTAGTTCGCCTGCATCAGGATCGCACGCTGCGGCACACCGTGCTGACGGCGGATGGTAGCGACCTCCCACCAGGCGGGGTCGCTGATGACCTCCGGAGGCTCCCAATTGATAGTGATGTCCCCGCCGTCAATCCCCGTCATGCCCAGCGCGAGCCCGTACACCTCGCGCCAGAAGCGGAGCAGAAACCGCTTGAAGTGGCGCTCTTTCGCGCGCATCGGCTTTTCGGCGCGGTCCCACGCGACGCCGCTCATCTGCGCGCCGAAGCGGGGATCGAACTCGCCGAGCGGCGTTCCGGTTGCGGCAGCGCCGAGCAACACCCAATGCTCCATTGGATCGATGAACGCGCCGAGGTCGGGAGCGGAGAACTCGCCTACCGCCTTCGTGTTCTTGAACACCTGTTCCGTACCGGGGCCGGAGCGCCGGCCAGAGCGGGGTGCGCGGGTGGCGGGTGGCGCGTACTTGTCGTCTCCCCAATTGACAGAGTCGCGCGCGCTTTCGAGCGCCTTCTCATCTTCGAGGCGGTAGCGCTCCTTCCACCCGTTCGCCTCGATACCGGCGGACTGCGTCGCGATCGCCTTCGTGATGAGATTTTGCGGCCCGGAGAAATCCGCGATAACGCTACGCCCGTACGGGAGGTCGCTGCGCGCGTGCTTGATGGGGCATTCCCCGAAGTCGTGCGGCTCGGGCCAGTTCGTTTCGTCGGCGGGCACGTAGTTGCCGAACGCGTCTTCGGTGTACTTCAACCACTCAGTTTCGTCGGTGCCCTTCGCGTCCGGCTGCGTGATCCACGATTCGAGGCGGTCGGCGTACCACACCTCCGCGCGCCACACCTTGCCCTCGGCGGTCTTCTCCGTCCAACGGCGGATGGTGAAACGATGCCGGCGCCCGTCTTCTGCATCATAGAACGCGCGGCACGAAACGGGAGACTGGTAAGCCAGCTCGATGCCGACCTGCCGCGTGTCTTCGTCAGCGGTCACGTCGATGGCTTCACCGTCGCGCGAGGTGTCCAACTCGTCGGGCTCGACGGGGTACACCAGAAGGTACGCGTCTCCGAAGACGGCAAGCCGCTCGGTGACGAACCCCTCTTGCAGCTCCATGTCATTCGCCTGACGAATCTCCTCGATGCGGCGGTTCACGGCGTCACCGCGCGACGAGACGATAGAGGAGATGCCGAGGCGGTTCACGATGGCATTCACGGGGACGCGAGTCAGGCGCACCCGGTACGCGCTCGCGCTGTTCTCGATCATGTCCTTGATGCGCTGCGAGGCGAAGTGCTCAGGTAGGTCTTCGGAGTAGTTCGTCCACAATGCGCGGTACTTCTCCGCGTACTCGTCGAGCGTGCGGAAGCCTTCCATGAGGTCTTTCGATGCCGGCACGTGGACGCTCCTTAGACGTAGCTCGACGTTGTGACTGTGGACTCTACGCGAGGCACGTCGCGCAGGAAGAAGAGGAGGCCACACACTGCCGCGTCTGCGATGTCATCGTGCGTGCCCTTCGGGAAAGCGACCATCTGTTCCTGCAACTCGCGCAGCTTCTCACGGTGCACGACGTGCCCACGGTGGTAGAGGTCGAGCGCCCACGAGAAGCGAACCTCTTTGCTCTCGTTGCTGGTATGCACGAGAAGCCGCACGGGCAAGTGATGGAGAACGGTGTACCACAGCTCGCCGCCTTGGTTCACTTCGACGCGGACCGCGCGGATGCGCTCGAATTCCGTCAGCTTCTTGAGCACCCACGTGCGAAGCACCTCACCAGTGAGCTTGATCTTGCCGGCAGCGACCACTTCCGCCATTGGCTTGCGGCCACCGCTTCCGGGCCGGTACGCGATGACCGCCCAGCCGGTGAAGTCGCTGTCGCCTTTCGTGGTCACCGCAGGGTCGAGCTGCAACAGCCATCGCGTCGCTTCCACACCGAGCGTTTCGTAGCGGAAATCCTCGCGAACCCAATAGTCACCGTCGCGGGCCATCGGGTCGTTGGCGTAGTTCTTCGCGTAGCTGCGTGTATGGGCGAAGCTGAGCAACC